ACTTGATATATTTATAACTTTAAAGATTCTAAGAATTCTTAAGGACTTCTTCGAAGAACCATCTATCCCCACCCTCATCTACAAAGCTTTCCTCTATATATGGGTCACCCCCAAATATTCCAGCTGGCAACATATCATCTTCAATGACTCTTTGTTGTTCTGAGTATAAGAGATTCTTAACTTGATGGTTTGTGAGGTGAGTAAAATAATCAGTTGTAATAAACCAAGAAAATAATACGCAATTCATAACCATATCATCGTGATATCCTCTATCTGCTTCAAAAGACATCCCTTTATTTATGAAAGTCATAAGCTCGGTAATCGTGCTTCTGTCAATCAAATTTAATCGGTTCTCCTCCAATATCTCTTTTAGTGTAGAACATCCGATTCTTTTAATTTTTTTGGTCATGGTAACACCAATATCTTCAGCTTTAGTCATCCCCTGTGTGAATACATTGTCGTATTCTATATCATAGTGTAACTGACTTGCTACCATAGACCCTTCTGCATTGTTTTCTATTATAACTAATGCGGTGTTGTATGCTTTTGCATACTTATTTATAATATCGGGGAATAGCATAGGTGATATCATGCTATCCCGATACGTTGCAACTTGTGTGAATGGGTCTACACTCACATCAAATATAGTCATGGTAGAGAAATCCATTCCTCTACCTTTTGCAACATCTACTGTACATATATAGGTGTGGTCTTCAACAGGTTTCTGATACACACTAAAACCATCCTTATACCACTCAGCATCCCATGCTTTCAGACCTAGTAGTGTATTAGAATTGATAAGTGTATTACCTGTTCCTAAGAAACTGTTACCATACTCCTGTTCAAACTGTGCTTCAGAAGTGTTTGCAATGGTCTCTTTCTTCCATGCTTCGTCTCTGCCTGGCACGTCATACCAGTTGATGGTGAATGATTTATATTCTGATTGGTCATGTATCGCACTCTCATATATCTTATGGAACATGTTACCAACACCATTTGCAGTAGAGGTAATAATAACCTTAGAGTCTTTACCCGAGGTTACAACTGGATATGTTGCAGTATAGAATGTCTCTGCATCGTCAACGAATGCAAACTCATCAAGATAAAGTAGGTTGATTGACAATCCACGAATAGAACTTGAAGAAGTTGCAGCTGCAACCACTTTACTATCATTCGCAAACTCTATCGAACCTTTGTTGAGAATCTTTACACCAGGCTGCAAGAAGAACGGAACAGACTCTAACATGGTTACAATACGTGCAATCATCTCTCTAGAAATTGCACCTTTGTTAGCAAGAACCGCTACTGTTACTTCGGGTTTAAATAATAAAAACCACAAAAGATAGGCACATGATGTGATTGACTTACCACTCTGACGTGATGCAAGGACTACATTGAAACGATTTGCATCATAGTGTTCAATAAGTTTATCTTGATAACCACGAAGTTTAAAGGGTACCATACCTTCATCTAGTGAGATAATCTGTGTGTAGTTTTCAATGAAATGACATGGGTTTTCAGAACACTTCAAATATTCAGCCATTTCATCTTTAGTGTACTGGTGTTCGATACCAGCACGCTTAATCATGCTGTTACCTAAGTAACCTTCATTCTTATTAACTGTCATTCTTATTTTTCTTCAGAAACTTCTGTAGTTCGGAAGTGGAACCAACATATAAATGGTTCTCTTGTTTCCCTATTCTCTGTTGGTCTTCACCCTCTAACTTCTTTAATTTGGTTTGAATGTCTAGTAGTTTCTCAGCGGTTTCTCCTACAGTTTTAATTAACTGACCAGCAACTTCATATGCACGTGGGTTTTCTGTCTCCTTACATACATCTAAGATGCCGTCAATTGCATCTTGTCCTCGCTCAACGAGACCATAGAGATTTTCTCTAGTGTATTTGTAATCTGTTTCTATATTTTTAGAACGTTTGACATCCGTTGGAACAGACTTGACAATCTCCCCAGTCTGTATTTGAATATCCGAAGTTATATCTAGAACTTCGTCTAATTTAGAATCTATATCTTTTGCCATAATTAACTCGCATCGGTAACCTTATCATCAGCAAATGTACTGATTGTTCCGTCATCATAAAATGTAACATTTTCAGCAACAACAAATGTGTCATTTGGTTGTACCGACCCAACAAACTTTAGTGTGTCTCCTTTCGAAATAGCATTTGGTTCGTTAGCAGTTATTGTACGTCTGTCTTCAGAAATTGTGGCAACAACCACATTTCCAACTGCGGTTCTGAAACCAAATATTTCATCCCCAACACTTATCTTACTATTTATTGCACTCGCAAAGGTATATGTATTTGAAGTACCAAGGGTGTCAGCACTAACAATCTCAGCGAATGCTGGTTCATAGTGCTTGACCTCTTTAACAAGACCAGCACCATCAATTTGTGTTGTAGTAAATGTACCACTTGTTTGATTTATATAATCTCTTTCGACAACACTCTTAATAACATCTCCAGTATACACAGGCCCAAAGAAGTATAACTTCATAGTGAATTCTAGTGCATAAGATATGACACGTCTTTCAGTGAAGTCACCTTCGTATGTGTCTTCCATATTAACACTAGTTAATTGAATTGGCACGTCTCTAATGTCTGACATAGAATCTACCATCTTCATTGTAACTGTATACTCGGGTTGAAAGTATGGTAAGATTTGTTCTACAATCTGTAGAGCATCATTCATATTTTTTGCAAGAACATTCAAAGTAAAGTTCAAGTTGTACGGAGCTGGTTGGTATTGATATCCTCTCTTATTACCATCACTAGTTTCTAGTTGTGATTTACTGTGACGTAATAGTTTATTTTGTTGTCTACTAGCATCATACTCAAACCCTGTAAGTTCGAATGCAAGTCTTGGTAAAGATATTGCACTTCTATTGTTATCACTTAAGTCTGCTTCTTGTTGTAGTCTGGCGAGGAATTTTTGTTTTGGCCCATATGAAATTGGAACCTTCTGTTCATGTAATACAGTTCCGTTTTCTTTTATTTTCTTGACTGTAATATTATTAAATACGGTACCAAAGATTGACACCGCTCGCTTCATTGTCTCATTATAAAAAAATGTTCCAAACATTATGTAACCTCACCGAATGGGTTTGTCTCTGAGAAGTCTAAGTATCCATCTGCTTTTGTTTCAAAGTCTTTGTTTTGTGCAGATTTATCATAAGAGAAGTTTAAAACATCTTCAATACTATAAACAATATATTCTGCTTTTGAGTCTACACCTATGAGTGTATCACCAACAGAAATCGCTGTAGTGTTATCTTTGATATTCAGTTCTCTAGTGGTAGGAACCCAACCAACAACTTCACCCACAACTGCACCACCAAGGGTAACATTCTCACCACGTGTGTAGTTTCCACTACCATCTGCTTGTAGAATCATATCTATTGTGTAGGCGTTTTCAGTTTCAATTAAGTCGACAGCACCACCAACATCGAAATCTTCTCCACTGTATTCAAAGAGTTCACATTGTAATTTAAATACAAATAGTTTTCCAACTTGATAGAAAGGATTTTCGTGTTCTACAAATTTGATTTCAAACACAGAACCACTAAGTGGGAAGTAAATTAAGTCTCCTTCGTTTGGTCTTAATGATGTTGCAAGGTTAGAGTCTAGTGATATAAATCTTTCCCACGTTCTTAAAGAAAGAACGAAGGTTGCTTGGTCTCTTACTTGTATACCAAACTTAGACATAAGGTCTCCGTCCCCCTCATATCCTTCTGTATTTTCTACATACATTTCTACAGAATATGCATCTCCAAATTTAGACTGTACATCTTCACCAAGTATAGAGTCTTCCTCTACAATTTCTCTTGGTAGATAGTACGTCTCATTACCATACATACGCAATGACTCAACAACCAAATCTTCGTATAGATGTTGTTCAGTTTGTACTGCATGGTTAAAAAATACGTTTGTTGGCATATATTATCCCATCATATCGAGAACTGGCATTTCAAAATTCAGTCTCGATTCTTCTTCTAATCTTCTAATTTCTTCTTGCGCTTCAGTCTTCATCTGAGTAGCGTCTAGTGTGACTCCGCCTGGCAGTTGAATACCCGAGAACTTAGATAAGTTTTCACCCCACTGATACTTAACTAAAGCGGTACAATACTTCTTCAACCACATATCGTTATAGATATCAGTCATGTCTGTTGGGTCTAACTTTCTATAACACTCGATGATAATGTACTCACCTACGTTAAATTTTTCAACACTATAGTCTAGATACAATCTATTTGAGTGTGACTTGTATCTGATTGGAACTTGTCCAACTAGAATATCATTCATCATAGATAGATGCGACTGTACTTGAGCATAGTATAAAACACTAGTTGATGTTAAATCCCATAAATCATTGAGTCTTAACTGATACTGGATATCAAACATACTCGATGACGTGCCTGAACTGAATGGGAATACTTGTATTACACTTAACACATGTTCGGGTAGTGTTATGTAACTATTACTCTCTAAGTACGTCTGATTTGCTACAGCTTGTGTACCAGTTGTAGCTGCGTTATGTGTTGCATTCGTTTTAAATGAGTCGATATCGTTTTGGGTTAGTTGGTGTTTTAGATATGTTTTAATTGCACCATCGTAATGGTACTCTCTGAAATACTGAAGACCCTCATCGATTCTATCATCGAATTGGTCATCATCAACGTTAACCTCTAGTACAGGAGCTCCGAGTTTTCTTTTTATATACTCTTTTAAAGATGCTTTTGAATTTGGTTCTGCCATGTTTTAAATCCGTAGTATTTGTGTCTACTACTATTTATAACAGTTGAGAACCTATTCTTGGAAGTAAGTTTTAGAAACTACTCTATCTAGTTTAGAATCTAGTTTATCCATCTTGTCGATAATTCTCTGAAACTCTATTTCTATTTGGTCTCTTGTGACATATTCACGGGCTATTTCTTCCCTAGTTTTATTAACCAAAATGTCTATACGTTTTTGTTCAGATAAGATTGTTCTAACAAGGAATCCCATAGGTAGGACAACAAGTGTTAGAAATATATTCCAAAGTACGCCTGGTGAGATAGCAATTTCCATACATTTATTTAGGAAAGAAAGTTTGTTATCCTTGTTGATTTTCCCAGTCAATAGGTTCATATTGGTACTTTTGTAACATACCGTTTTCATCTAAACCAAATGTATTCTCATCGGGATGCCAACCTGTAGCGAAATTGTTTCTATAAGCTTCATAATCTTTAATTTGAAATGCTGAATTGAATGATATTGAATATCTGTCCTTGTCTGTCAAGTTTGGTGCTACCATATGCATCATACCACTAGGGAATAAAATCAATTCCCCTGTTCTTGGTTTGAAGTCCCATGACTCTTGGTGTCTATTGGAATTTGGCATATCAGAAACAACTTTAGGGTCTGTATTGATAGCAACAAAATCTCCTTCATCACCATCAGCATGGATATAGAAGACGCCACTATACCAACAACCATTATGTAAGTGTGGTCTGTTCCATGCAGTTTTATCATTTATATTTGCCCAACAGTTACCCATTTGAAATGCTGTCTTTGTTGGGTCAACCCCAAAGTAATTCCAAACCTCTTGGTAGAATACTGTACTAATTCGATTCATTAATTTTTGGAACGTTGGATTATTGTCTACACCATCGTTAGACTGCCATCCAGTATAAGCATTTGAAACTTGTCTACCAACACCATCACGTCTACGCATAGCATCCATCTCATCTTTCAACATTTTCATGTATTCATCATCTAGAACGAGCTCATCTCCCATCTGTGTTGGGCATGTCATGTTTCTTTGAAAGATGACGGTTGGGAATAAATATCTAATCATTAAAGTCTAACTCCAGTTGAACCTCAGTAGGTTCTTGTTCTTCACTTACGTGCATAGGGCATTCGGGTGGGGGATTATCATTTTTAAATAGTCTAGCTTTAGGTACCCAATAACCCTTATTTCTATACGGGCCCAAATCTCTAATACCATCCTTCCCTTCAAATGGCGCTTTATGACCCCATTCTTGCATTGATAAAACCTTCTCAGTAGAAGGGTCATGTGGGTCTATTTTATACCCTCTTCCTTTAGTTTCTTGCCAGTGTTCATGTGATTTTATTTCAAATGAAGCATGCCACTCTTCTCTCTTAAACGGTATAATCTGACAAAGAGGGGTTCCTTTTGGTATAACAAATGAATGGTCGACTTTAGGATAAAAAATTATCTGTGCATTGTCTAGACCAACATTAAATGTATCAGTATCAATAATACCCTGCCAACATGCAAAGTATTTATTCTGAAATAAGAATGGGTCTAAGTAGAAACATGAATAGCCAGGCGGGGTTTTTATGTTCCACGGATTTCTGAATTTAAATGCATCTTTTATAGGAGCTTTACCGTCACCACTACCATAGTATTCAAAAGATTCTCTAACTTGTTCTTTAGGATGGGACTGTGAATGGGTTGAAGCATCCTTACCATCCCAAGTAAATACTTTATTGGTGCCACTATCATTGATTCCTTCACCATTTATAACATGAATGTCTCTATTAGCAACAATAATCCATCCGCTCTTTAACCAATCATCCATTGCTGGACAAGCACGAATAGTTTGTTGTTGTCTACCTTGAGTAAACTCCGCTACCTTAGTTTTCTTCCACCACTCGGGTAAAATACTCTTTGCTAATACTGGTTTAAAATCAGCGAGGGTCTCTGAGCTGTAACTGTGAAATTCTATCATTGGCATGATATTCTTCTCCTTCATGTGTAAGTGATACTTCATCACCTCTTAATACTATAGAACGTCTGTCCATGTATCGTGCTTTTGTTGTAGGTGCATCTGCACCATGTGGAATTCTTCCGTCAAACATCAGCAATCTGTTTGGTTTATATTCTACAGAAGCAACTTGGTGATTCTTGACGTGGTCTGCTCTCCCATCAAGTCCAAATTGCATAGTATCATAAATTCTTAAATCTCCACCCCATGATGGATACCATACAGGACTGCAATAATATAGAAACGATATATTCCAATCTTCATCTTGAGCACAATCAGAATGTGTTGTCCCATCTAGTCCCTGTGTTTGAGAGTTCAATCCCATGTATTGAAATTTCTCCCATTTAAATCCAAATTCAGTTCTTAGTCTGCTATCTATATATCTAGCAAACACGGCATTCAATGGGTCTGACCCCCTCTCAAGAACCAAATCACCTTTACCTAGTGAACCATCCTCTTGAAATGCTCCTCTAAAGTAAGTTGCACCCCAAAAACTATGATGGGGAAATCCAGTAGCGCTACCGCTCTGAACTTCATTTGTTTTAGACCATTCACTATAAGTTCTTAGATGGACATTTGCATAGTGATGAAATAAATCAACACTGAGCCAATCATCCAATACATAGATATCTTGTAAAGGTAGGTCTTGAATTTTAAAAGGTTTATCAATATGAACAACCTTTGGATTTAGATTAACCGCCAACTTTTGTATCCCGATTATGTGCGAAATTTTCTGTTTCGGGAATTTGTTGTGGTTGTGGTAGTTGTTCCACATAACTAGCAAAATCTCTAAGAGTATCTTCTCTAGTTTTTACAATCTCATTCATAACTTGGTCAAAGATGTGCCATAATGCATCAGCATACTCCATAACACGTCTAGCATTAGACCTGTAAGGATGGTTGGAACCTTCTCTACCAACATAGACAACCTCTGCCAAATCAGAAAAATTAAATCCGTTAGCACATGCTTCAACATTCTTATTACACATATAAGCTAGTTGTTCAATGTATTGACTGTTTAAAGTGACACCCATAGGTGGTTCTGAATTTTTAATGTAAGTTTCGACAGCGTCTTTTTCATCTGCATTTAAGGGAATTTGTTCTTGGTCTTGGAACTCTTTTTGAACATCCCAGTTGAGAATCTTAAGTTCTTCTTCAGCGTAGACTAGAACATCATAATCAAATCCCAATTCGGGTTTGTCGACATTTTCAAACTTATAATGCAAACCATTAGGTTTGGTAATCATAAGTTCATTGTTTTCTGTGTAAATTAGTGCATTCATAATATATCCTTTTTCTCCATTATATCATAAGATTGTTATCACAACAAGCTGTTTTTAACTTTGTTGTAGTGTTCTAAATTATTTATGTGTTCTGTATCCATCCCATTTATCCATGGCCCACCTCTT